TGTATGAACAGTTTATTCTGTTCCACTTCCTCCTTCACTGGATATCCAAACACAATTGTCCCGTCCTCCCTGTGCCATTTGACCATGACCATGCGGGGATCATCCTTGGAAACTGGGATGAAGTCTTCTGTGAGGTAAACAACAGATTCAGGCATGGATTACTCCTGTTATGAACAACTTATTCTGCTTTACGGATGTCTTCGCTTTCAGTTCCTTATAGAAGCCCATCCATAACGGATCAACACTGGATACATCCCCACCTCTGTATGCGCCCACGTCTATCCGGGCAATTTCTGCTAGGGTTTCATTTATAGCAAGGTTCGTATCCCAAAGGGAGCCACCACTCTTTCTTTCCTTCTCCCAATATGCCTTTGAATATTCTGAAACACCATCTAGTTCTCGTAACTTACTAAACTTATTACCAGATAGATATTTCTCATTCAACTCATATGCCCAAAGTCTATCTTTGTTAGCAGGATTACGTAGAGAACCATCCATGTTGATGAGCCAATCCTTTTTGTCAGGATTATTGCGAACACTCATGGTCACTTCGGTGAATTGACTCTGCTGTTGCTTACGGAAGTCTGTCCAGCGACTGTGCTGAACCTCATGAGCAAGGATCCCTTCCATTTCCTTATCAGACATTTCGTCAATATTGAATATTGTAATGTTACCCGTTTCTTTATCGTACTCACCTGCTGCACGATATACGTTTCCATCCACTACAAATGTATACCCTTCTGATGCAGTGGACTTCACTCGCTCTGCAGGGAAACCTAAGCGCCGAACTGTATCTTCTACGCGAGCACGATGCTTTAGGGATTCTTTTGCAGCAATTTTTGCACGTTCAAGGATTTCCCTTTGTTTATCTAACCTTTTTTGTCTCTTGGATAAACTTTCTGCCATGTGAGAACTGCCTTTAGAACTACCACCGACTTCACCTGCCCTCCCTTTATGTCCATGGAAACCTGAACCTGGACCACCTTGGAGGAATAGTTGATTCTTCTTGACTTCCCAGCGAGTATCTGTAATAGCTTCAAATCTCATACCTGCATCTAAAAGAACTTCATCATTTCCCCAATATCCATGATTTGAATAATCAAGAACTCTAGTTCCTTTTGGTATCCTTATACTGACAACAACATTGTCACCTCTGGAATACCTTCTAGCAACGTCCCTACTGGTTGAGGCAGAAGTGAACCTTTCCTGTCTCCACTTCATACCTGAATACCTTCCATCGGCATCAACATCAATTCCTCTATATACAACCATGTCCCTCTCCAAAGGAGGTTGACTTTGGATAATCTTGGAAAGTCTGCGCTGCTCAGAACCTGAGAATGAGTTAGCATTTTCCTCACTAGCTCTTTCAATCAGATTCCTATCTGACTTGGATAATACATACTCTTCTTCTCCGGAGTCTCCGTCCGGAACACTCCCTCCTACTAATCCCTTCCTACCCTTGTGCCCAAAATGCCCACTACGTTGTGTAAATAATTTCTGGATAGGAATACCCATTATCTATACTCCATATCTAATCTATTGGAACTGGAACATGCTCTATTCTCGTGAAGGACATATCGTAAGTCTTATCTTCTTGTGGATAGATATGTACAATCAGATTGTTCTTAGATCTATAAGACAACGTAGACTCACGCGACCAGGGATCCTTATACTTCTCAAATCCCATGTTTTCAAGACTAGACTGAACTGTTGAAAGTTTACTCTCTTTCACTCCACGAATATTGTAAACATCTTTTTGTCCATAAGACTTGGAAGGTTTTATGCCAGTAATCTTCCCAATAGCATTCGATGTCTTTCTTTCTGTATCTGGCGTTTTGAATTCACCTAACTTCTTTGGAAGACCCTTTTCAAACTTTTCTGCATCACTGAGGATAGAGCGAAGTTCCCTTCTTTCCTTAGAGGATTTACTGTGACTGCTGCCCTCATCAGAAGAACCGCCAACCAATCCTGGTCTACCTTCATGGCCAAAATTACCCGATCCTGTTCCACCCTGATGAAATAATCTACACAAGCTAAACCTTTTTCTTTTCATTATCTATACTCCATCTCACATAAACATCCATCCCAGCAGGTGGCTCCACCTATGGGAGTAATCACATTAATAGATTGCCATCCCCTACGAGCTAACTCTACACAGCCATGACGTTGCTCCGTATCCCGGCAGTGTTCTGCATGAGTCAGTCTACGCCGAGCCCGCACATATCCATTCTGCCTAGCCTCCAGCAATCTCCAATTCTCAAATATCCGGTTGAGACGCTTACCCAAGGAACAAACTGCGTTCAATATCCTACCATCCACTGGAAGGCTTCCACGCGCAACATTCCTGGCATATACATTGAACTTAGACAATTCCTCCTCATAGATCCTGGAGAACTCCCGTTGTTGCTCAACTGTCATAGACTGACTGGAACCTCGAGCAATGTCCACCACTGCCCGGAAGGAATACTTCATCAGGCGAGCAGTACCAGTGTACCAATCCTGTGCACTGATCTGTTCAGACAATAAGGCTTGCGCCCACTCCCTCTGTTGGCTACACATATTACTTGCAAAGCGGGTAATATCCAATTTGATGGAGTGATATGGAACCTTCTGGCGACGACCCTTGTTTATCTGGCGATAGTATTGCATATTGAGCGGATCATAGGAGTATCGAACACGCGTACGACGGGAACCGAAATCAATCAGTTCCTTCCTACTGGCATACGTTCTCCAGTAATTTCTCAACTGGAGCAGTTCTTCCTCGCCCCAATCCAGGATATAGGTGTGAACACTGACGTTATCTAATACCCTGACATCTTCATAAAGGAACTGTTGGGGAGCACGGAGCAAGGTAGGCAATTACTTACTCCTTTTACCATTCTCTTCTGCTAACACTGGGAACTTTTTCTTCTTTGACTCCAATTGTTTCTCCGGTTCACCTTCTTCCTCCAGTGGATCACCTTCCTCCACTGGAACCTCATCCCGAGTAGGAAGGTCTGCTGCGGAGCGCCACTCAGCCACATCCAATGCTGCTTCCGGAGCACCACCACTGACTTGTCCTGCACCTGTTGCCAGCATATTAGCATAAGTCACTTTCTCTATCTTTGTCATGGGATAAACTGGATACCATTCATATTTCCATTCGCCACTAGCTGGGGGAGGTATCACTTTGTTAGCCACACACCATGTGATGAATGGATCTAACACTTCCGGTTCCGCAAAGTTCATTCGGCGTGTATCCGTTTCGGCATTCCATTCTTCTTTGTCCTGACTGGAAGCCAACTCCCCACGTTCACTTCCAAATAGAATACGCTGAGGGACACCAACCGTTCCAGCGAAGTCCGTTTTGAGTGTGTTGTAAATTTGTTCAATGTTCACTGTTTGAGTTCCAAGGTTATTGACATCCAATCCCTTGAGTACCGCATACCTCTGCATCCGATGGAAATACTTTTGCATTTGTTCAGCCATATATTTCCCCTCTTCGCTATCTTCCTCAGGAATATCAATCCCTTCCTGAGTGGAGAACAGCATCCCTCCCCACACTGCCAGCCAGGCAGCTTCAGCGCCCCCACCCGTGACCTTTTCCAAATCGAACAGACGGTTCAATGGAGCCTGAAGCCGTGGAGTGCCATAGATACGGGAACCTAACCTATCTTCACTGACATGAACCACACGTGTGTAATGTACTGTGCTACCTCCGGGCATTGTCACCCCAATATCTATATCATTGAACTGTATGGTATAGCTTTCGGGAGTTCCAAACTTTTCATTCTTGGGATCATTGATCAATCCTTGGATCTGGGATTGACTTTCATTATAGGCAGCAATGTAGAATAGCCCATCAGAAGGATTCACGGGTTGAGTGTAGTCCTCCCCACTTGCACCCAGGAATAAAACGGAGTACCTCCCTATCTGGCACATAATGTCAGCTTGCCGCATCACCTGGAGTACACCCAGCTTCTTGCACAACGTTACCCATTCCTTGAGGAAGGGAGTGGCTCCTTTGTCCAGAGTATCTGAGCGCTGGTCACCATCAATCAATACAGGCATACGGTTCCAAGTGGAATTAGCATACTTCTTGATTACACGATGACCCAGTCCGTGCCGATCATAAATATTCTGGAATGTGATGAAGTCTGGATTGTGTATATAGCCAAATGTTTCATAGAGGTCACGTTCCCCTCCGAACTGTACCCCCAATCTATTTCCCAACATGGAACGGGATAACAATTGTGAGTTCTGCAGAACTCGTTGCATTGTGGCGTTCAACTGATTCTTATTCACCCTTTTGCGCGGGGACTTTCTGGTAACTTTTACGTTCTTCTTGACAGTGGAAGTTCTAGCCATAAGTAACTCCTTGTTCCCGGCAAGTATACATCATAATTCTCCTTCACACTTTCTCCAATACAAACGCGCCGAATGTGGGGAACGTAGCTGCAACTGCTGTGCTGCCAGTCCTCGCGGCTACGCTATGAGACACGGCGCGCATATCTACCGAGATGATCTTATTCCCTGGAACTGTGCCGGTTGCGATGTCAGAAAAATAATCCTGTGCGTTGTGGAGCTTGTAGCTATCGCCCGAGTTGAGTCCGGTCACTGTGGACAAATCTACATTCACACTGTTGAGACTATCCCAGTTGAAGATTGCGATGTGCGCCCAACCTGCTTTTGTGCGGGGGAATATAAAGATATTCGTGCCACTGCCTGGTGCAGTGAACACGTTGCCAGATTGTGCAACATTATTCGATGCCGCGTCAATCGTGAAGCCGTTGGGAGAATAGTTATTCGTCAGGAGGATGTCAGTTCCTTTCAGAAATCCATCGCCCTCAAGCATGACATTCCCATCTACGGTGCAATTACGCGCCCGCTGCCCGCCTGCTCCACCCAATAGGAACTCTCTACCACCATTACGGAAGCATATATTATTTCGGATATCGAAATTGTTCAGCAGGCCGCCTTCGGTGTATCCGTGAAATCCCAGGTTGTACTGACCCCACAAGATATTATTATGGTGGGACTGGGTTGCAAATTCGTTTTGTGTATAGATGGCGTGACCCTCATCGGCGTTGCTGCTTGCTCGGTGACACCCGCAGTTATAAATCAGGCAATCGGTAAAGCCGCCGTCCTTGTTGGGCTGCCACGATCCGTTATTGAAAGTATCATGGATAATACAGCCGATCATCTTATTGCCTATACCGCGCAAGTCAACACCTTTCAGATCACCTTCTGGCGCGTTGTCTCTGGCAGTCCAGCCGGAAAATCGGAATTCTAAATCTTCAAAGTTCACATAGTTCCCGGTAACATTGAGCGAGCCGTCAATGATAGGATGCTCGCCAGGATATGGCTTGACAGTGATCGGCAATTCCGCTGTGCCGTTAAGAATGAATATGTAATCACCTGTATAAGTCCCGGCGCGTAAATAAATCGTGTCGCCTGGACCTATGCGGGTCCAGCCAAAGGCGACTTCCAGCCGTGCGGGGTGATCTATGTCTGCGTAATGACTCATGGTGCTACATACCAATCCTCGGGTGTATTCGGAGCTTGTTCAGGCGGTGGCTCTCCGCCACTCAAGGGAGTGCGTTCATCGCGGTTGTCAGCGCGGTGATCTGTGTAGGGGTCAGGGTGATGTCATAGAGGGCAAATGCTTGCATATTGCCATCAAAATGCTGGCCGCCTGTTGTAAGTCGACCAATATCTACACCAACGCCTCCCTGGTCATACGTTCCAGCCGTTATGTTTCCGATGTCTGTTGCGTTTAAATAAGGGTCAAGTCCAGCAAATGCAAGGACGCCACTGGCAACATTAGTGGAATGGGAAAAGGTACTCGTGCCGTTGATGTAGTTTGCTTTCGATGCTGAGTCCGTGTTTCTTATTCCAAATATCACTCCAGAGTTACGGGAGCTGAATATAAATCTAAGCGCCGCATCTATTGTAGCTCCGCTAATTCTGACAATTGCGCTGCGGGTAACTTGAGTTGGCGGCACATATCCAGTGGTTAGATATTGCCCGCTTGCAGCGGCAAATGTCCATCCGGTCGCTGCGTTGAATGTTGGATTTGTTCCCGCTGCCGCATTATTGGTTCCCGGGTTGGCGAGATTGACCTTGCTTGCTGCCAAATCTGCTGCGCCTACTGGCTGGTAAGCCACCTTACAATTCGCCGCTGGTATCGCTCCAGCTAAATACCATTTCTTGAGGGCAGACATTGGGAACTGGGTCGCGGCTGAGTTGTTATTCCCTGCTGCATCTACACATACACTTCCTGAAACATCGGCGGTCACTTCGTAGGCGGTCGGGGTCACATCACAGGTATAGACTGCGCCCGATCCGGCGAAGTTGGATTTTGTGCCGCCTGCGACCGTGAAATCTCCCTCCACAAAACCAGTCACGGATTCGGAGAATGTGATGGTGAAGTTGAATGTCGCGGCATTGCTCGGACTGGTCTGCGCGCAAGTGATGGTACACGTCGGCGCGAGAGTATCCACTGTGTAATTATCCGATGTAGTTGAACTGGCTGGCGGGTTGCCTGCAGCGTCCGTCCAAGATGTCCCTACTGTAATGACATTGGTCGCATCCTCCACACTTGAAGTCGGCGTAAACGTCGCAGTGTAGATCAGTGGGTTGCCTGTCACAGTGAACGAGGATAGTGATCCATTCGGTGCAGTCACATCCGCAACAGTAAAGCTAGTAGGTTCTTCTGAAAATGTAAAAGTTATTGTCGCGGTCTCCCCACTCTTGAGTGCATAATCGCTCATTGTAATGGTCAATGTAGGTGCAACACTATCGCGTGCAAGACCCATCACTTTTGTCAGCGAGATGCCAATCCCGATATTCATCTCAGTACACTCCAAGAATATCCGTTGCTGTTGTTCCAGTTGCATAGATCCGCTTTGCAGAGATGGGATGGATAAGTCCAGCAGCAAGACCCTTGAACGTTACGGTTCCAGCCTCCACCATGTCCACTTTTAGATCTCCGGTTACGCCAACATAGATCCCACGTGTTGGAACTGAAAGGTCAGTGGAATTACTAGGGGTGATTGCATATGCCTCAGAAGCTGGGGCAGATGAACCAGCAGCAGGTCGTATTGTAGTCATTGTAGAACTCCTTTCTTGAGTTAGGGGAAGTATACATCAGTTTGATCATACCCCAGTTATATTGTAAGTAATATTAGCATAAGGCTCATTCAGGAAACGTTTTCCAAAGCCATAATATTTCCAATTGAGTGGATCATCTTCAGGGAGAGGAACTCTATATACACCATCTCCCCCCTGGACAGCATCCAATACTTCATGATCACCATCAGGGTAATGACCAAAGATAGATTTATATACCTCTCTGTTCCAAATACTATCTTCCATTTTTCAATCCTTTCACTATCTTTTCATAATATTCCGGGAGGACAAAGTTCGTTACCCTACCCGTTCCTCCTCGTTGATACAGTACCATGTTCTGCCGATACCAGAACTCCACTTCTTCATGATAGACAACTTGCATTGCCAGCCGAGTGGAAGCAGCTGTTGTACCAAATCCATTCTTATAAAACATCTCAGCCCAGTACTCCTGCCACTGTTCATTGATATGACCCTTGCCACCCTGACAAGGGATAGCCGCGGAGAAGAGGACGTTGTCTGATAGGGAGCATAAGTATTCTACTAATGGTTCCGCACGTGCAGGCTTCAGGTGCTCAGCTACTTCTAGACAGATAACTAGATCATACTTTGTAGGATTATATGGAGGTGGCATTTCTCTATTTAGATTGGCATCAGTGTAGTTCTCCACTGGGAACAGCAACTTACTCCTATCCACTCTGTAATCCAATCCATAGTAACCTGGATTGCCATTGCTCCATTCACCTGATCCGCAACCCACATCAAGAACAGTCTTAGGCTTGAATGGTAAAGCATCCATAATTATCTTAGCCGAACGGACGGAACCTTCACTGATCTCTTCTCGATAGATGGAAGTGTATTGGTGTCTCCATGGCCAGGTATCCACATACTCCCTGAGTTCCTTTTCCCCCATCTTAGTTATCTTCTGCTCCTCAGCAACATTTGCATTGAAGTATCCATTCTTAGGCGAGGAGTCTGGACCCACGTGATGGTTCAAGTGGAATAAACACCCCCCAACACGCTCAATGGTATATCCAAAGTTACGCGCACGGTTATGCCGTTCCACGTCTTCTGGACCAAAGCTAATCATGTATTCATTTTCCATTCCACATTCGATGAAGGCATCCTTGTTCCAGAACACCACACCACCCACACTATTCTCTGCCGCATCCCTACGCTTGAAAGGAGTGTTACCAACGATACCAATATCCAATGCTGAGTTCAACTTTGGATACCACTCCAGTCTGGGCACACGCGCGAAGCCTCCATTGTAAGGGTAGACTATCTCTGCCCCATCCCGCAGGAGTAGGACGCCTAACAGGATTTGCATTGGCGGCAAGAACACATCACAATCCAGGTTGGCTATGTAAGGGGTCTTAGCCATCTCACACATTTGATTCAGCATCCGTGTCCGATGGAAAACTTCACTGTTGAATGTAACGTATGTTGCCCATTGATTAGTATATTCAAACCTCGTGCCACCTTGCTCCATGATGATGTAATTGGAATCAAATACGGACTGGAGCAGGTATAGACATAGATCCAGGTTCTCCTTACGGGTTGGGTGATCGTATCGAACAGGGATAGTGAAGGCCATATCCCGCAAGGGGATTTTATAGTTGTCCCGCATGAAGGCTGTCCAGCGTTCAGGGTAATAATCCTCATTCCCTTTGTTCTTGAGCCTGCCGGCATGGAGCCTTCCACAGTGGACAATCTTGCTATGGGTTTTCTCACCCAGGTATGCACACCACCAGCCATAGCTACTATTGGAAATGATGAAGTGATCACAAGCACTAGCCAATGCCATATCTTCTATATCGGAGCCACCTCCGAATGTAACATTAGGTAGACACCCAAAATGAACTCGGCAATATTCCACATCATCACTAATAACCACAATGTTCGCATCCAGCCAATGCGGGAAGTTTTCCAGTAGACTAGCGATATAGTAGCCAATACCAAGTTGAACATAATTTGGATTTCCAACATAATCTCCTCGGCGGACTTGTATACAGATGGTTTCCCGATCAAACACTGGATACTTATCCTTGATACCCTGGACATACTCCTGTTTCAACTTGAGCCGTTGGGAACCGAAATACTTTTCACTTTGTAGGAAGCCCATGATGTCTGTATCAGTGGTGAGTTCCCAGTCATAGTGGTGGAAATAACGTTCTTGGATCGTGTTACTGGAACCCATCCCATACGGAAGATCATTCTCAAAGTATTGAGCGTATTCCCAACGTGGAAGGGCAGGCTGAGCATTGTACTTTTCGGCTAAGCCCAATGTGGATGCTATTTGGAACAGTTGATTGCCCAGCCGACCATTCTTGCCCAGGGTTGAGTGGGAGATGATCATAAAAGTAATACTCCCAACGAGATGAGCACAGCCGCGAGGAAAATCCCTATAACAACCTGCAACGTTCCATCTTTCTCATCGCTGAGGAGGAACAAAAGTAAAAAGGCTAAGGCAACCAATACCCATACCATCATAGCACCATAGCCAACGCAATGATCCCAGCTAGGATCCCCAGGATAATATCCATATACTGGAACCTCACCCCAAAGAACCACAAGCTGAGCAGTCCCCAGAACAACAATTGTACGATTAACATTTTTTACTCCTTTTTTGTTATATTACCATTCAATCTGTTTATTGCCTTCAGCCAGTAAGGGATACTCATCCCTGACCACATGTTCAAACGGAAAGTTGATTGCAGTACTGGCCCCGGAATGTGGATTCCAAATGATGAATCCATGCGGACACTTACGGACAATATTCTGTATGTATCGATGCTTCAGGTCATCATCGAACTCACCCAGGGCATAGAAGCTAACGCAGAAGTCAAAACGTAGTTCCATTGGAAATATCAGACCAGTCTGCTTGCTCACTTCATTCAGGTACAGCTGTTGGAAACGTTCCACTGCGGAAAGGTCAATGATGCAATACTTCCCTCTATACCCCAAGGCTCTGAGTACAGCATAGAACTGACCCACTCCTCCGCCAATTTCTACAATGGAAGGAGGATTCTTTTCCAATATTTGCCGGGCATAATAGATCATCCTGGAGCAGTCTCCACTGATGACAGGAAAGTTTTCTGCATAGCCGATGTTATCTATCTTGACAAGGAGATCCACTGTTTCAACGGACAGTCCCTTTATGGTTGGAAGCGGGAACTCTATTCCAATGGATAGCATCCGCCTCACCATTAGATTCTCCTTGAAGTTGAGTGGAGTGCATTCACCCAAGGCTTTCACCCAGAGGGTATACTCATTGTCTAGCCATTTCCTATAAGAAGTTGCCATTGTATGTCCATTCTGCAACAAAGATGCTGTCCACTGGAGTATCCTTTAGATGGAAGTATCCCTGTCCTTCCAGGAGGGAGCCGATACTATTTCCAATGATGGTATCCAGGTTGTGCTCAAAGATGATCATGCCGAACTTGTAATCCTCAAGGTTGATCCCGCTGAACACCTCCATTTCGGCACCTTCCACGTCTACACTGAGGAACTCAATATAATGTGGAAGACGGTAACGCTCATACAACTGTGGAATGGTAATCGTTTCCACTTTCACCACTTCATATTCACAGAACTGTTCAATGGTATCTTTGTGCAAACTGATACTATCCCTGAACCCACTGAAGTAACTTACATCACCATTATTACGACGATCTGTACTCACTTTGATGAACTCGCGCGGAAGACCATCCAAACTGATTGCCTTGGTGCATAGGGCACAGTCCCGGTTCTCAAAGTTTTTTGGAAATGGATCCACACAAAGCCCATTCCATCCACGCTCATGCTCAAGGTGATAGGAGTTGCTCCCTTGAACGCCATCCCAGCAACCTATCTCCAGGAAAAAGGGTTGTTGTGGAAAGGTATTATCCAACAGGGATTCAATATCAAATTGACTTGACATTGTCTTCCTCTGATAGGTATTCTGAAAGTAATCCAGCTGTACGTTCAGCACTACAACCCAGGTAAGGGTATAAATCCTGGATAGCCTGTCTTCGACCTTGAACATTGACCAGGAGGTAATTGTCAAGCGTATGTTCAATGGCTTCAAGCAATCCACTGGGATCATTCACGTGTACACCTATCATGCTATAATCCCAGAAGCGTATGCCATGATCAATATCTCTCCGGAACCATGGAGCGTTCAGAACAATCACTGGTTTGCCTGTAACGAGGAACTCATACAAAGCTGAGGATAGATCATTCAAACATATATCAGCGCGGCGCATGACTTCATAGAAATCATCCACGTATTCTATACCACGCTCCTCGTAGAAGGGTTTATAGATGTCCCTGTATATGGGATGTCCATAGCCCAACAGTTTATATTCCTTTGCCAATGTAGGGATATAGTCCTTGTAATGTTCAAAGGCTGATCCATTCTCAGGAGGACGAGTATGTTGATGTCCCCAATGGAAACCAATGGCTATGGTGGGAGGATTGTTATACGCAAACTTGATCTCCAGTCCATTCGGATTGAGTTCTTTATAAATGGCATCTAATTTGGGAGTGCCAATAATATCACAGTCAGCCCAGGGTCGTACTGATTTTATTTTCTCCACTGTATATTGATTAGGGGAAAGGAACAGTTCTACCCAGTCCCGCTTGCCAATGCCGTTTGGATGAGGAGGTTTTCCAAATGTATGTCCGGTGCCATGCTCCATCATAAAGATGCGCCGAGTGGGATTGATCTCGCGCGCATAGAGCATATCCCCATAACTACACACCAACATAGGATCACTTCCATACTCCCGGAATACTTCACCCTCATAGGAGAAGAGATACAGCCTATGCTTGAGTCGGCTCTGTGCATGACCCAATAAGTGTTGCGGAACATAGAACGTGCCAACGTTTTGATCAGCTAGTGCATCCCATATGGGACATAAATGATCTATAAAATGTGGTTGAGTTGCTAGGAAATCAATTTGCATGATTGCTATCCAATTCAAAGATAAATTGGTTGATCTTTCCTGCAACCTTTTCCTTTGACCAAATGGAAAAGTATCGCCGATCACTGATCATTACAATCTCGGATGTGTCTCCTTCTCCTTCCAGAATACTTTCAATCTCTGCAAAGTTCAAGAAGAATGAACCGTTACCATTTCTTGCTGCTATCTCAATCATGGGTAAACCTTTCTAAGGATAATAAGCCCTTTACAGTAGCATGCTTATAGAATAAACTTATCAGCACCCCCCACCCGCGAAACAATATACTGAATATTGTGGAACGGAAGATGCCCTCTCGTCGTGATGACAGATGGGGCATTTTTATTGTATGTAATCCTATACCCCCCACCCGACGAAGACAATACCTGAATGCTTGCGAAAACGTATCCATAAAATTCAGGTATTGCAGAGCGGGTGGGGGGTAATACCGCTTCATGGATTCATACTGACATCAGTGTCAGTATCCACTTTATGGGATATGTTATATGGTGTTCCATCATCATTCCAGAATGATACGGTCACTGGACTGGGACCGTCTGGTTCATAGATCGGTTCGGCTCCAGGGAATAACTCCCGGAATGTATCCATTGTACGTTCGATGAATTTGAGCCGTAACTCTGCTGGGAATTGATCTGGTATCTTTACACGTATATCAATATCCATTCTCATTTATCTACCTCGTCTCCATGTTCCAGGTTCTCCTCCCTTACCTGTTTCTTCACGTGTATGAGCCAGCTGTTCTGGTATCCATCCCGGATACCACTTTTATATGCTGCCCTTACACTGATGATGACTAATACAAAGAATAAGATTACCAATGCTGCGCCAAGCACAGTAAGGGTACTCAATGTTCCCGGATCATCCATCATTTGAACGCTCCCTTCCCCCAAGCACCAGCCTTCTTCTTCTTATTGCCGATAAGATCCTGCCATACCCACCACCAACTATCCGCTACATCCAGGGGTGGATTTGGAAATCGCCGCAGGGCTTTCTCTATGGTCTGATGGGTTCCTAACATATGCTTCACCTTTCCACGTTCATACTCGGTAAGTAACTGTCCATTGCGTTCAATCTTGGGACCATCTCCAGCACCAGCCTTGGCATCTGTGAACTTTGGTAAACTCACAGGAGGAATTAATTGTCCAGGATGATCAGCAGCCCACTCCTTCATGATCCTTTCTTCCACGACCTTGGCTGCTAACTTCCATACACTTTTCCATGTATCTCCACCTTGGTTCGTTTCCACGCCGACCTGCTCACATCCCAATTGCCATGCCTTATAGATAGCCTTCTCCAAAACCTTTTCAGGGGAATCAATTCCTTCCCACCAAAACAAGCCTATCATAATATCATCATAGGTGATACCTCCAATGGAAATGCCTTGGCTTGCCGACTCAGGTTTATCGGTTACGGCAGGATCTACCCAACATACAATTCTTTTGAATTTAGGCAGGTCACTTTCGGCAATGTGCCACCATTCAATTCCATCCCATATACCGCCTTGCAGATCCACTTCATGTTGGGCTTCACGCCGAAAGGCTGATATGCCCCATAGGTTGATCTGCGCTTGCGCTGTTTCCAAATCCTGCCCAGCCCAGGTGGGTGTTCCTCCAGTGATGATGAATAGATGATCTTGCAACTCATAATCAAAGTTGTCAATGGCAGGGAACGGTCCACTGAGTATCCTATCCCTCAAGAAATCCGCACGCATATCTTCCAGCCGAGATGCAATGCTATCGGCACTGATCATATTTTGGATAAACAATACAGCACAGTTCTTGGAGCCGGAGGGCAACACTGTGTCCGTTATCACCTGCATCTTTTTCAATGTGACCTTGGGACTTTCAAACTTTTCATCTATATCATCCAGGATGATCACATCTGGTCTCTGCTCATCAATCTTGATACCACGTAACCCACTGTCTAATCCAAATGCATCCACACTAAAACCATTCGCTGCCTGTAAGTGCTCCCTACGCCATCCCTTTATATTTCCAAACTTCCCCTTCGCGCGCATGGACATCTTATGATAGTACTTGCCGAATTGATCCTTCTCGATCATCCCGGCAATGTTGGCTACATGTGTATCAGCTTTCTCCTGAGTGGAGCTAACATATAGAATATATTTCCTCCTCTCAGTTGCACCTAACCTTACGGCTCCAGCTTCTGCATTGGTACTCTTGGCTCCTCCTCGTCCCCAGAATGCCAAGAATGCCTTGACATAATTATCCAATGTGATGGATTCAAACCATTGCCACAGTTCTATATGCCGTTGGGCGAAGGGTGCGGAAAAGTATTTTGGAAATAGTGTCTGGCACCATTCTTGCCAATCATCCGGAGCCAACAGTTGCTTACCCGTCCTGCGACGATGACGCAGTTCCAGTTCAGCGGTGACAATTGATTCCAGGGTCATTTTTTATGCCAGGGCTTGAACTGTAACAGTTCAGATATACTTGGAAATGTTCCAGTGAATGTAATCACCCTATCATCAATCCCAACAAATGCAATAGGCTTCTTGTTTGGAAATTCAATGTTCAGCAGTAAACCCGTCCTGGGGGCAAATGCTTCAAAATTCTTCAGCCGATAATCTTCTTCCCACTTAGCCAACCAATTCTGCATAGCTTTTATACCTTCTGGTGTTTCACTACGAGTCGAGTAGATACATACATGGAAATGTCCTATTGCCCTATATAAGAACTCAATAGCACCTTCCACGGGTGGGTCAGGGATGGTATCTATTCCCTGCCATCCAGAAGTATACGAATGGATGACACCATCAAAGTCTAGGCAGAGTATTAGTTTATTTTTCATATTCTTCATCATCCTCAGCATCTATGATCTCATAAGATTGATCTACATCTGGCAACTTGGAAATGAGTACCTCCAATGCATCTTCCCCAGATACAATACGTTGCAGTTCTGCATCTGTAAACTTGGCTCTAAACTTGGAAACGAGTATAGCCGACATCTCAGTGTTGATATTGATATTGGGCACCTTACCATATACTCTATCCAGGAACATTTCCAATTTAGCAGGATGACCACTGGTCGCCAGTGATAGCATGATATGCTCAATAACTTTTAGATCAGCCGTATCCATTCCAAGATCTTGGATATACTTCTCCTCCTTCTCGTTGAGGACTTTGTTCATCTTCAATTGAGCAATACGCAGTCCCAAAGCCTTGAGTGGATCCTTTGGTCTGCCATGTGGATTAGGGACTGTTCCAGGTTGGAAAGGTTTTAGGTTAGCCGAACCTTTATGAGTACCATCTTCACTATAGCCAGGCTTCCTCTTTTTTTCCACTATTACAGGCAGGAGATCCCCATTGGCATTCTTTGCGGATGCATCTTGAATAAGT